GTTTTAAATTGGGAGAAAATAGTTTATGAAGCTTATACTGCAGCCATGGATTTTAAAGGAAATCCAGTTGGTAATGCACTTCCACGAGTTTTCTTTTCTACTAATAACATGACATGTGTTAAGCAGATGAGGATGTTGGAAGGATTTAGCCATAATACAGCGCGTAGAGGGGAGTCATTTATGAGGATAAGGAAACTGTTACCCGGAGCGTTGCAGGCTATGCACTCGAGTTTAAAAACTGACAGTTTTGTTGGTACAGTCCGTGTACTTTGGGATCCTAGAGAAGTTTTAAAATGGGTTAATCTTAGTACCGGAGGTGGACTTACTATAGGTAAATCAGGTAAGTTTACTATTAATGATGTGGAATATGTAGTGCATGATACTGGGAAGAAGGTTTTTTTAATAGAATCTTCTATTCGAGCTGTTCATAAGTTTGTTATTGCAGTATTGAAGGGTGAGAATGCTAAATTGTTAGATCTAGAGATTATGCGAGAGAAACAAGAATGGCGTAAAGCTACTGCGTTTTCAGAAGAGGATTTGAAGAAGCTCATGGAGAAATTGCGTGAGTTCTTTTGTCCTTCATTAAATATGATTATATTTTCAGATTTCTTAATGAGAGATAGAAGAAAGATAGAAACTGGCAATATGATTCGTATAGGTATGGGGTTTAACTGGGGAGGTGCTTGGCAGTTAGCTAAATATCTACATTATGATGATGAAAATTATTTTTGGGTAGATGGAGATGTGTCTCAGTTGGATAAGAATATACAAGATTGGATGCTAATGTTATATATTGCGTGTGGTTCCCGATATTATGCTTGGCAAGAATATGATGATGAAGCAAAAAAAAAAAATAGAATATTTTGTGAAGACGTTAATGTATAAGATTAGTCATAAGATAGTTTTACATTTGGGAGGTTTTTGGCAATTTATGAGAGGTGTTATGCATTCTGGAGGTAAGGATACTTCTCATGGGGATAGTTGGATTATGGCTTTGATGTTTTATTTATATTGTATGGATGTTATTGATCGTAATCCCCATTTGTCAGATATTATTATGTATTGTTTAGTTACAGGTATTATTGCTATAGTAGTTTATGGAGATGATCATGTATGGGCAAGTTTAAAAGTTTTGCGACCCTATATGAATGCTAAAGGATGGGTAGATTTCTTGGCTCGAGTGTGTCATATGACGTTACGAGGTGCTAAAGAATATGATAAGTTTTTATCAACTGTTAATTTGGTTACGGGAACTTATACTTATCTTGGAGTAGTGTTTTTGAAAAGACGTTTTATAGAAAGTTTTATAGAAGGGAGCGCTCCAGTATTGCCATTTAAG